TTGGTGCGCCCTTCTCTTTCATGAAAGAGATCTCTTTCTTAACCATGGCTTTTGATTCGCCGCCTGCTTTGTAACCTTTCATAGCTCTCTGCTCCGATAGTCCAATCGCAATTGCTTGCTTGGGGTTGGTAACTTTCTGGCCCGAGGAAGACTTAAGCTTGCCTTCCTTGAACTCCTTCATTACGGTACGGACCTTGTCTTTCATATGTATCTTCCACGAGTCTTGCCACGTGATGCAATACCGTCGGCACGCCTAGATGCAGATCCTACTTTGCCGCCCTTACGCATGTAATCTGACCCCATACGCATTTCATCTAATTCATCCCTAGTCGGGCGACGTGCGTTTGGATCCTTGCCGCCGCCACGTGGCGGACTGGATAACCGCTTGGGGCTTTGATCGGTGAGCTTTTGTACAGGTTTTTTTACCACCTCAGCTTCACCCATATACTTCTCATATGGCAACCTGCGTTTTGGCATTTCAAGCTGCTCTAGCTCTTTGCCACGCCTTGCAAGCTGACCGCTTTTGGTCTCACTTCCTTTGGCTACCTCTCCGCCACGTGGCGGTTTGGTTGTCATGGCGCCGGGTTTCTCTGCCATTTTCGGTGATTTGGCACCGTAGTAATAATCGGCATCAGGTTTCTTTGGTGCTGCTTTTGCTGCTTCTTGCGGGATCTTTGGTTCTACACGAGGTTTAGCTGCTTGCGTCGCCGCCTTAGTTCCTGTTCCCGAACCAAGTGCGCGTAAAGCTTTTAATCCTGGGCCGCCAATCAATGCAGCCTCCGGGTACAAACCCTCTAGCGGTTTGTCATAAGCCTTCCTGCGCTCTAAATCAGCTTTCGCTGCTGCCTGCCTTCCCGCGGCAATTGCTGCCATCTCTTGCTCAGCAGTCTTGCCCATGGCTGTACGACCCATGGGTTTTGCAGTCTGACCAGAGGGCTGTGTTGCAGGTTTAGGCGATGGTTTAACTGCTGGCTTGGCGGCTGATTTAAGAGCTGTCCTTGAAAATCCAGCAGTGCCAGGCTCAGCAAACTCTTCAACCGTCGTGGCACGTATGACTTCTGGAGAGCGTACCGGCGATGACTCCGCCATCTGGCGCCGCCGCTCATTCTCCTCGATGTTGCGCTCAATCATTTCCTCACGAGATCCCATCCCGTAATCTTCTGAGCTTACATCCCCGTAACCGCCTTCTACATACTTACGGACTTTGCGTTTCATACGCCTACTCCAGAAAACTCCGCCACGTGGCGGAGTTATTTCATGACGACCATTGTTCCCTTGGTCTTGCCACGTTTAGCACAGCCATCGGCTGCTTTAACGTAACCACCGTTCTTGAACATCTTGCCAAGATTAGGACGCTTGTCCATCTTCCTTAGCTTCTCATCCTCTAGCTCTTGCTGCATAGCACCCTTCTCTTTCTGGGTGGGAACAAGATCGTAGTTAGGATTGTAGTTCGTGTCGCCATGGCGCCCACGGCCTTTACGGGGATCATTTTGCATCATCATTTCCTTTCAGCGAGGGCATCAATTTTTGCTTCAAGCCTTGCAAAGCCTGTGTCAAAGCGTTCAATAATCTTTTCCATGTCAGCACGAACTTCTGCGCGAGTGATGTGATCACGGGCAATTTCCTCCCGAGTTTTGTTCAGTAGGATCTGGATGCGCTTCTGTTCATCTGTAGCATGCTTAAGCATGAACATCACCAGCCCCACAAAGAACGATGTGATGAGATTCCAAACAAGAGCACCGGTATCCATTTAGCATTTCCATGCGCGTAAACTTTTGTTGATACGGCTATTTGGATCTTTGGCTGTCTTGGCCGACGTAAGCTTCTTTTTCATCCCTTCCATTCTGGCGCAGAATGATTTCTTACGTGATCCGCCCTCTGGTTGAGGAGCTTTAAGACCCGGTTTGTCAGGATTGGCTGCGTTATAAGAAGCCCGCCCTTTGGCGTTCAAACCACCGGACGGGTTCTTTCCTTCTTTGCGCTGCCAAGCTGGCGTCTTAGCCATAAAACACCGTGACTTTTGCGTTGGATAGGGTTGCATAGGCGCTTGTTTTGCACCAAACCCCGTTAGCAGGAATAAGCACGGAGAAGGTTTCCCCGTTAGCAACTGTATTAATTACAAATTTGCTTGTTCCGCTTGAGCCACCGTCTTTGATCTCAACACTGCCTGTTGATGTGCCAGGCTCAACAACCAACCCGCGAACACGGGTCGGCGTTGTCGTGACATCACCAGACGCAGCAAGAGACTTGCCTAGAACGTCTGTGTCCATAAGACACTCCTATTAGGCAGTTGCGAATGGTGTGGCTACTGTGCCAGAGCCAAGCGCAATACCGTTGACCATGTACTTATTGGCTGCAATCGCAACGATCTGGACCCATGAGCCTGCAACGCCACCGGTCGTTCCGCCATTAAAGTTAATGAAGTCATCGCTTGCACCGGCCGTATAAGCTACAAGCGCATTGGAAGAATCAGTATCCACGCCAAGGATCGTACCGACAAACTTGTCAGTGCCATCCGTACCAATCTTCAACGAAGAGGTGGCGATGGTTGTGGGAACCCAAATGGTGTAAACCACACCTTCGTTGTTTGCAGTATCAGGGTCATTGCCTGGTCCGGACGAAGATGCATTAGCAGATGTATTGATAGCAGGAAGTGTAAGAACCACGTTAGCAGCGAGCGTGCCGCCAACGGAAATGATGCGACCAGCATGGGCCACAGGATTCAATGTAGTGCTGGAAGTGATCTCAACAATGGTAGACGGACCCTGCTGATAGATACCGCCAAGCGAACGGACTGGGCCGTCAAAGGTAGAAATAGCCATGATAACTCCGCGTTGTAGCGCATCCCCATACCGTCTCTACAAAGTCTGCTAGGTCAGTCGGTACAGGTAAGAACCCTAGTGATGTGTTTGTATCAGTTATTGGGGTGTGAGTCAATGAGCTTATTGTATTTAAGCAGGTTGTCTTTTTGGGTCAGGACCTGAAGATTCCATGGCACATGCAGACCGCACACCGTATCTCCGTGCAAAGGGACTATATGGTCCACGGCGTGTCTTTCCCCCGTTGCTCTGCTTAGTTCAATGGCTAACCGGTATTTAAGCCTTATTTCCATTTTGTGTGCATCAGTCAGCCATTTAGGCGTAGCGTTCCTAAACCTTCGCCTTCTTAAGCTTGTCATCTCCTTGTACATATCTGGATTGTTCAGCTTATGGTTTTTCTTGTATCTGCGTTTATCCTCATCAGTCCTTGCTTGAGCCCTGGCAATTACGTTTTCTTTGTTTTCTTCGTAGTACTTGCGCTTGGCCTTCTGGCCGGCTTCTGATTTGTTGTACTCACGGAAATATTCAGCCCTTGTTACGTTGGCTTTTTCCCATTCAACCTTCAAACATTCAACGCATGAACCTTTTGTCTTGCGTGGCGCTACGTGGCCATACTTGCATGGCTCGCCTGTGAAGTAATGCTTTGCTCCTGAGTCTTGAGCTTCTTTGCGGGTTTTAGGTAGGTTTGTAGTGTCCATTTCATTCTCCGGTGTTTTGATACGGAGAATAGTAACACACATCCTATAAAAGGAAAAGCCACCTTGCGGTGGCCTTCCTTATTCGCCTAAGCGCTTGATTTATTAAGCACCTTGGGAGCCGAAGATGCCTAGCGGATCGCTTACGCCAAAGGAATAACGCTCACGGGCCTTGTAACGCACGTTCCCCGTGTCGAAATCGCCATCCATTCCAGTCTGCATGGGTGTCCGCACAAAGTGCTTCAATCCATTGGGCACGTCGGTGGTGAGGAACCAGCCGTTGGTGTCAGTCAAGAAGTGGTTGATGGTGTATCCCTCGGGGATCGAACCATTGTTCTTGATGGCGTTGATATCGTTGTTGTTGGTGCCGACACGGAGTTCGGTTTCCAACAGACGAGTTGCCACGAACTGGAGGTTCGGAGGAACGATGAGCTTGCGTGGGCGAGCTGCAATCAACAGACCACGTTCGTCCGTCCACCCTGCGATTTGAATGACTGCGTTTTCCAACGAAGTTTCATTCAAGTCAGCCTGGGTAGCTGGCGTGTTGCTGTTTGTGCCGCCGGATACAAGAGGATGTGATGTGGAGAACAGAGGCTGGCCGTCACCGTATGTAACGGTAGATGCCCATCCATTGTTCAACACGGCTGCTGCTTTCACCTGCTTGGTGTATGCCATGGCACGAGCGAGTGCCTTGGTATAACGCGAGCTGAGCGAATCGTACAGGTTGTCTTCGATTGCCTCTTCGGTAATCGAAAAGCCCATAGCGATCGTCTCATGGGTGTAGCGAGCCGTCCAAGCTTCCTGTGCGTTGTCATAAGCAATCGCAGAGCCTTCGTTCTTGACCGGTGCGGCCGAGAATCCAGACAGCTTGGTTTCCTCTTCAAACGAACGCTCAGAGGTCTCGGTTTCGTAGATCTCTTTGTGTTCTTCGCCATAGCGAGCGTACTCAAGACCGAACAGGGCGTTCAGGCCGGGGAGCAGCTCTTTCAGTAGTTGTGCGCGTGAAATAGCCATTTAAGTTTCCCCTTACAGTCCGACTGGGTTGTTGTACGCATGACCG